TGAAGTCTTTGACGATAGTACAGCCGTCAGACTCATGGACGTTAATTTTCATCTGGCGCCTGGTGTATTCTTTTGCTTCGTCAAGCGTCATTAGGCTTCATCCGTTATATAAACGCCTTGTATTGAAATTCTAAAAATATCATTCATAGCTGTATCTGTGTAACTTCCGTAACCGGTGCCATCAACCTCAGCGTAACGTAAAGTCATTGTTTTTGTACCGTTAACTAGCTCTACAGGAAACGTGCAATTTGTTGTTACATAATTTGTGCCGGTTAAACCAAATATACGCGCCGTTGCTACAAACATTGTCGTATCAACATTAAATGGCAGGCCGCTTATACTTGGAAATCCACTCATTCCACCTTTGTTTGATATCTCAATATTAATAGAAAAGAACACCATATTTCCGACACGATGATACTTTCCAACCTGGGCGGTGTACGTTGGTGAGCCAGCAGTAGATGAGCAGTATAAAACAGGCGTAAAGTCTGTTAAGCCTTGATTTACCGAGCGGTCCAGGTCGTTTAATTCTGCGGCGCTGGTGGTAACAGCCGTTGCACCAATCTCCCAGCCACCGGTTAATTTTAAATTTGATGTAAAGGTTTTTATTCCAGCTATTGTTTGATTGCCCGTTATCAAGACAGCACTAGCAAAAGTTGTAGCTGCCTTAGCTGCATAATGAAGCGCTGAAAATAACCCGCCAGAAACCGGCGTATCCTCATCCTCTGACGCCCAATCTTCTGCGAGAGCCTGGGCGATTTCAGACGCTGCTTGCGCATCCTCGGATAAGCCCTGAGCAGTAACAGAGGCGTCACGTGCGTCCTCCGATAAACCTTGCGCGGTAACAGAGGCCGCCCTGGCTGTATCGGAATCGTTGGCATGGCTAAGTGCGATAGCTGCCTGAGCAGTAGCAGCAACAATGTTGCCATTAGTAACGGTTTGAATAACCCACTTCGATAGTGCTGAACTGTAACGAACACTAGCCACACTACCAACAGGTAAGTCATCAGCAATCAGGGCTGTGTTAGAAGGATAAACAATAGCGACCGGACCAACACCGTTCACATCGAGCGTAGAAGCGCCGGTATTAACATCACCAGTATCAACTCTAAACTGGACCGCCAGGCCGTCAGAATATGCGGTGATATGTGTTAGCGCCAGGGTGTACGCATTTGCAGCTGTTTGACCAGCCAGGGCGAAGTTTCTGTTCTCGTTTGTTGTCTCGGCAACCGTTGGCATCTTATCCAGGCCAACAGTAATGGCGTCAAACTTAGCATCTACCGATTCTGCCCTGGCTTTCTGGCCCTTTGGAAGCGCCGCCAGGTCTGCGTTATCAAAATATTCGTTACTAGCCATCGCTATTACCTTTCTCTTCGTCTGAGCTCATAGTGCACTGTGGCGCCATGAAGAATGTATGGGTCATCATAAGTTGATTCACTGTAGATGGAAAGACCGATATTTTTACCCGAGCCGGCCACGTAAGCCTCTGGGGAACTAACCGCTTCACCGGACCAGATAAATTCGTTCCAGTTATCGATGTTCCAATATCCGCCACCCTGCTCTACAGTCAGGTCCTGGGTGATATCATCCCGGGCACTAAAGTCAAAATCAGGTGTAAATGATAGTGTAGCAGGGGCAGTAGAAGTTACCTCAAACACGACCTTCATAAACGCTTTGATATCCTGCGGCGTATTCATGTGACTAAATGAAAATCTCAAGAAAGCAGCCACCGGCTCGCCGTCCATCGACGTGCCCTTATCAACCTGGTAAACAAATCCATCGCTGCCACCAATAAACATAACCTCAGCGCCGGTAGAATCTTTACCGTTTGCTGTACAGTTTGCTACCAGCGGCAAGCTGTTACCGTAGGTGTATTCAAATTCAGTGAAACCTTTAATCTGGTTGTTGTCGAATGTGGCAGAAATACCAGAACCATCATCAAAAAAGACTCGGTACTGGTTTTTAGATTTAACAATCAGTGATGACACCACGCTGGTTTTCTTTGCTGCCACCAGGGGCTCGATTAGCTGACTGTACACGCCAGCTTTAAAATCACCATAAGCCTGGACCGCAGCCATCGATGTAAATCCACGGTCATCCAGGTACTTCGTTTCACCGATACGCTGGATGCTCCACTCGATAGCGCCGTTTTCGTTTGATATATTTCTTAAATCCCAGGGGTCAGTACCGGTATCCAGAGAGCCATAGAGCATACGCACACGCTCGACCGAAGCAACGGCCAGGGTATTACCAACCTCAACGCTCAGGCCAACCAGGTCCTCACCAACACCGATTTCACCAGCACCACCGCCAGCCCAAACATAAGGCACGCCAGTAGCTGAGTGCTGCAGCGAGCCCTTTTCAAAACAGAGGAACAGATGGAATTTATGCGCGGCCAGGTGATGTGGCGTGTCGTTTGTATTGCCAGTAAGAATCTGGACAAAAGTAGTGCCATCCCACTCAAAGGCAGGATTAACGCCATCAACACCGTACATACGATAGCTGCCGGAAGTGGCGTAAAAATTATAGTTATCGAACTCGTAGCGGCCGCCAGGTAATAACGTCTGCGCTATTTCAGCGCTGGTAATCGGAACCACACCGGCCACACCGCCATTAGTAATCTCAGCCTGGAAAGGCCCGCCAGTGATATCACCAACAATGAAATAGCCTTCGGCGTCAGTGCCCCAGGTTCCAGACTGTAAAACAACTCTCTTAATCGTTGCGCCGGCCCCAGACGTTAGACCAACAATGATTTCACCAACGATATATTCAACACCGGTACCAGCATCAGTAAACGGAATCCTGTTGCCCAGGTCCTGCTCTACCCAGCCAGCAGATGTGGCCTTGTGCATAACGCACGCATCGCCCGCCAGGTTATCGCGGAAAGCATAGATATCAGTATTGTATTCCTGGACACCACGAACAGGGCCAGAGCCTGGCACTTTATTTATTAGCGCTCGTTGTATCTCGATAGCCGTCTGACGATAAGTATCATCAAGCGAGTCCGTGGCGGCGTCAGATTCAACCGCTAAGCTGGCCGATATCGATGTGGCTATTAATCCCATTACCCACCTATGTTATATACGGCTTAATAAAAATTGAACCATTTAACCACTCGATAGACTTACCGGCCGTGGTTACAATGTGAACTACAAGGCCCTCGCTGCCAGAACCCAGTATAATCTCGCTTTCTCCTGCACGCTTCCACTTGCCATGCTCACTAGCAACCATTTCATGCTCCGCTCCATGGTCGATTGTTAGTGCATACAGTGGCGCTGAGCCAGCCTCAAACGCTGCTGCGCTAAAGGTCCAGCCAGTTAGCTCATGCCTGTGAATGTCAATATCAAATCCTGCATCAGATAAGGCTGCAAACCACTCAAAAGCGAAACTATCAATCGTAAAATCAGTGTTACCATAATCTTCATAGCTGGCAAAGCCATAGTTAATATCACCAGTAAAGACAGTGGCGCCAGCGCTAGTAGCCGTATAAAGTACGGCGCCAATAAACTTCTCTGACGTTTCCACGACTTCATCAGCGGCCATCGCTACCAGGTCGTTAGTGATTGTTGCTACATATCCAGGCGTTCTTGTTCCATCGTCTTGAATACGGGTACCAGTTACCGTGACAACAATAGTGTTACTGGGAGCGTTAGTTGAAGCGTTGCCGTCAGATACTAATATTGCGTGCGCGGCATAAGCTGAGTTAGCTGTACCGTAAGCCTGCGTAGGAGAACCGTTAGAAAGCGTAGTATCAGCTGCAGGGCAGTCATAATAACCCATCATGTAGTATTCACCGGCTCCAGCAATACCTTCGTTAGACATTGTGGCCGATAACGGTACAGCTGGCGACAAAGCCTCCAAAGAAACGGTTAAGTCACGTATATCTTGCGGAGAGATTTCGCCAGCGTTATTATCATTTAAATAATTTGCAAGCAAATCCGCGATTGTTCTTACTGTATCAACCATAATTATCCAAACCCATTAGAAAAACCGCAGTTAAATCCATCGCCAGCGTTGATGAATGATAGCGGCTCATTATCAATAAAAGTGCCAACTACGTTAAAAACTATAATGCTTCCAACAGCATCGCCATCAGCCCATGCGCCGGAATCAACAATGACCTCGCCAATTTGACCGGCCGCCATACTAGTACAGCCTCTAAAATAACTGCCTACAGGCGGCTCAGTTAAAGGCCCTGTTTCCATATCACCTGTGTCGTAGTCCAATATCCAGTAGGTTTGCTCAGCTGGCGAAGCCTGGCCATCAAAGCGCTCGATACCATCGATACGACGATAACCACCGCGGACCAATAGCTCGTAATTCGATACACCCAGGAGCATACCGTTTTTGGTAGCCATCGGCGGGTCAACCAGGTTAAGCCCGCCCTCAAAAGGAAAGTATGGCGTCTGAACCTTTGGCCGCTTCTTTGTGTGGCCTCGGCGCATCATCAGGCAAGCGCCTCATAATCTTCATTAAATTCTGGCAGCTGCTCTTGCTCTAAACGGAACATCAATGGATTGTAAGCAGCTATCGCTTTATCCAGGGAGTCCGGAGCGTTTTGGTCATCAGCGTAATACATCAGCGCTTTCCACACTATCATCATGTGAAAATCAGCTGGGAAATTTGTTGGTACATCAGCGTTAGCAGTAAAGACCTGGGTGCTACGCTTGTATTCAAAATCGATGGTGTATTCATCATCGGGTCGCGGCTCAAATCGCAGGCTACCATTTGGCTTTGTGGTGAGCACTATCGGGCGGTCATCAACCCGTATATTCATCTGGTTGCGGTATTGATTACGCCACTTGAAATACTGCATGTGCGGCAGTACATTCTGGTCCGTTTCACCGGTCGCTTTATCGTAGATAAGAAAGCTGTTCTCATCCCACAGTTTAAAGTCCGTTAAACCGATACCAGCGG